CTTTCTGGTAGCGCTAATAATTAACTCTCAAATCTACTTAGTAACGCGCGGTGCGTGTACTTTCGTAGACGCACTTGCGTTCTTCTTGCTTTGCTTCACTTTGCGTGCATGTGGATGTATCTCCTTATTAGGCGCATTATCATGTATCAACGGCACATGTCGAGCCACAACTGGTTTACTTGTTTGTGGTCGCTGTGTGGATGGTAGTGGTTGAATGAGATCGTGCGCGAAACGGCATTCGTTGTTTTTGCATGTTGTACCTGAAACTATGTACTTGCACAATTGATCAGTGTGTGGTCGCGGTCGTGGTGCGTGTCCAGCTTGTTGTGATGCTTTGTGCATAGTACGTTTAGCGTTTGCCAGTTGTTTTGCGGTTAAAGGAGGTGGTTGAACTATGTTCGCCTCATTGGCTAACACCTTCTGGTGATGTGGTATAACCGTTCCTGGTATTGGCTCATGAATGATTCCGTTCATGGCTACAGGGACTTCAACTTTCGGCTCACGAAATATTGGTGTTTCATATGCAAGGAGTTGCTCATATGTCATGATCTTATTGATGCTATCAACTATACTGTCTAGATCGCTAGGTGAAAGTTCGGATTTCTCACAAACTAAATCACGTACCAAGTCTTGTGGTACATCAGTATCGAAAGGATCATCAAATTTTGCCCAATAATAACTGTCCTGTCCTAACCATTTCTTACACCGTTCGCGTTCGCGATCAGTGGCTGGTGGGATAACCCGTAGTACCATACGGGCCCAATCTCCAATGATTGGCATGTTTGGATCAGTTAATAAATATGCTTCAGCTTTATCGTGCAACACTACGCTATTTGGTACAATAGAAGGTTGGTGAGTTATGTGCAACTTGATAAAGTGGCGTATTGGGTCAATAACACTGACACTTGTCGTGGTAAGATCTAAAAAGTAGCGACCAAGGAATGTGACAGGGCGGCATGGTGGATTTGCTTGCATGCGTGCGCTCATACCGAGACTTGTGAAAACTGATGTAATTATTTTCATGTCTATGTCTGGTGTTAAACTGTCGTCTCCTCCGTAAATTCCAAGTGCATTCCATGCGTTGTCTTCGGTCATTGAATGGCGAAGCGCAATGTAATGGGCACAGGCATTTGATGTTGTATTCCTAAATGAAGTCCAGTTTGAGCCGGACAAAGTGTTGTCAACAAATACGATTGGAACATTGTTCTTGGTAAATCCTCGAGCGTAAGCTTCTTTGGCTTTAAGGCGGAGTATTTCCTTATGGTATGTAAAATCGTAGGCTGCTGTTAGCAACATAACATCTAGACAACGCCATAAATATGGCATAGAACCATCGTTCCTATCAATGTCTGCTTCAACCAACATTTTGGCATTTTGGCATTTGGATTGCACAGTTTTATTAAGCTCTTTAGGATGTTGTCCAAAAGCATACCAACTACGTCCTTCATCATCTTGGGATGTGGTCTTAAGCAACTCACAGAATGGGTAGATAAAAGATCCTAATCTGAAGTTGTGGGATGTTGGTAATGTGCAAATATTGCGTGGGTTAGCTACTTTAGCATATGCTTCTGCTTTCTGAAATGCTCTTATGACGAATCCATCGTCATCAAAGAGTGCGTGCATGATAGAGTTCAAGAAACCTCGTTGTGTTGGTCGTTTAAGAGTCTGCTCCTGCTCGGCGTAGGTATTAGGCACGAGAGTGTGGCGATGTTTAACTGGTACCACGTGATTTAGAAACTCGAATATACAGTGCCAATAAAATGGGGGATAGGCTTCTGTTTGGTTTCTAGGCGCATAGACTCTGCCTGAAATGCATGATTGATCATTATTCTCACTACCACCTGGGTGTTGTATAACACCAGAGAAGATTGGAGGGTGTAAAATTCGCATAACACTTTTTGCGTCCTCAGTTACAAGGGGACCAAGTGTTTGGTATGCACCATTCTTTCCAAATTGGGTGACAGGGTTAGTAACTTCCTCTTTTGAACGAAGTTCTGAGATCAATTCATCTGCATTTTCGCAGGTGAGGGCTCGATATATGACAGTTGCACCAAATGGGGCATCATCAAGTGATTGATTTCGTAAGACGCGCTCAATGTCACTGATGGCTGGGCTCTTAGCTGTGGCCAATCGCTCATAGCATGTGGTGAGACATGAATCTGAGATGTTGAAGGATGTGTTGTCCCCAATCATAGCAAAGCTATGGGTCATCTCTTGAGTTGTACTTATCACAACTGATTTGTCTTTCTTATCGTAAACGTCTTTAGACTTGAGGACCTTCATATGTGCGATGGGTCCGTGGGTTAGTTTCTTCTGCAACAACCGTTGTCCAGGAAGGAACCATCCTGCTGGTCCATAAATTGTGCGTATGTGGTTTAAAAACACCACTCGCCTATCATCTTCTACTGATAGCTGTTCAATTAGGTAAAAGCAGGAACCCCACCAGTGGTCGATCACAATATGATCGGTGTCATAATCCCACAATCTGTGTTTATACGTGGCGCCGCCGTGAACAGTGGTCTTAATTTCGCTGTTCTCAGTGACGCAATAAACACCGTCGGATGTGGCACCAGCAACACTTGTTGGCACAAAAGTGTATAACAAATAGTCGTTGCCTGTGAGCACTTGGTTCATGTCTATATAATAGTCTACATCTGTCAATTTGATTACGTGGTTCTTTGTGATATTATCGCGGCGGAGTTGCATCTGCAAGTCTTTTGCGTGCCAATATGACCTTTCACTATCCATAACTCTGTTGTCAGTTGCTGATGAACTGTAACTGTACAAGTCTTTCCCCATCATGGCTGCTGCAACACTAATGATCGTGTTGCCAATGCAGCGCTCTTGTGCTGCTTCCAGATGAGAATGTGCCTTAGGGTTAACATGTTTGGTGGTTTGCTTCACTCTAACGTCTTTGAACGTTGTGCGAAAATCCACACCAATGCGCCCTGAGCACCAGGATATGATGTTTGAATACATTGCATTTCCGCATTGGAAACGCAACCACTGTAATCTACTCTTTATCAAACGCAATAGCATAGCAAGAATAAGTCTCATAGACTTAAACTTAACTGCAAGTTTGAGAGCGAGTAAAAGCACTACCGATCCAGCCAACCAATGCTTGAATCGGGAGGTCACTGCAAGAATATCTCTTGCGATGACCACGAGTCCGTATTGGACTCTTCTCTTTATACTCTTAGAAAACACGTTAGGACCAGGATTTGATTCTCCCCCGGATTTTGTAAAGTCTGAACGGCCGAAATTGAGCCAATTTTCACAGACTATAAAAGCTCCATGCATAGTATACTCGCCACGGTTCACGTACTCATCCATAACATATGTTAAATATCTGTTAACGTCTAATGGTTTCCATTCAGGGAAAAAGATGGACATGTAGTACAAAAAGTTGTTGGCAACGGCTGCTAAGCTTGTCAAACCGAAAGAATCGTCATCAAAGACCATGTCTTTGGTGACAATCATTTCCATGGTTATCGTGTCGTAATGATAGATGAATTGATGTGGCTGATAATGTTGGTTGTATCCCATTCGTCGAGTCAACCCATCGCGGGTTGGTCGGATGAATATCTTAATGGTGTCAAGCATAGCGGTGAACGTGTACTCCTCTCTCCTGATGTATTCTGCCAACACATGTCCATAAATCGCTCTAAAAGTGCGGTCAATGTCATAGTCAGCATCATACATCCACATTGTGGGTTCAGCTCGGGTATACTTAATATACGACCAATACAGGTCCTGCAAATTTGTAAGACCATTATTGGACACATCTAGGACCATGTCCTTCGTTAAGTGTTCCTCTATCGTTTCTAGTTTTAAACTCATTGTTTAAGGTTGTATTTTTCTTATTTTCATAAAATAGGGTTAAT